AAACGTTTGAAACAAATAACAAATGATGTTATGGGTGACACACCAATCAATCTTAACAGTGCAGATGATAGATCTATGTTGTTTTATTCTCGTAAAGTACACAATAAAGATACATGGGTTAGAATATTTAACATAGGACATGAGATGCGTGGTGCAACTCGTAAAGTCAAGATGCGTAGTAGGATGTCTAAGACTGCATTTGCAAAGAACATACGAAACAATACTGAAGTTGTTAGAAAGACAACAGGCTATCAGTGCAGTACGTGTGAGGGTGTTGGTCGAGTTAGATTTCGATTGAAGAATGGAGAGTTGGGTAAAGCAAATAGGTTGTGCAAGCCATGCAATGCAACAGGTATGATATATGTTAAAAGTAAAGAAGTTGCAGGGTTGCGTATCCTGCCAAGAAATACAAAGGATGTTGCACAAGCAGGATTTAAAACAGACAAGACAACTCTTGAAGATATGTTACCATCGTTGAGTGGTGCTGCAAAAGAATTTGTAGAACTGTACGTTAGATATTCTGCCTTGCGTACATACCTTAGTACATTTGTAGAAGGAATGGAAAATAATGTTGATGAGAATAATTTTATACATCCAGAGTTTATGCAGTGCATTACTGCTACAGGTCGTCTATCGTCAAGAAATCCGAACTTTCAGAACATGCCACGTGGATCTACGTTTCGTATACGCAAGGTTGTGGAGAGCAGGTTTGAAGGTGGTTCGATCATTGAGGGAGACTACTCACAGTTGGAGTTTAGAGTTGCAGGGTTTTTGGCAAATGATTCGCAGATATATAAAGATGTAGAAGATGGTGTGGATGTACATGCATACACTGCATCTGTGATTGGTTGCGACAGACAGACTGCCAAAGCTGATACATTCAAACCATTGTACGGTGGTGTAACAGGCACACCAAACCAACAGAAATATTACAGGGCATTTAAAGAAAAGTATGCAGAAGTAACAGAGTGGCATGATAAGTTACAACGAGAAGCAGTAGAAACAAAACAGATCATGTTGCCCTCTGGCCGCAGATATTGTTTTCCAGATACCTCATGGACAAAGTGGGGTACTGCAACGAACAGGACTGCCATATGTAATTACCCTGTACAAGGGTTTGCAACTGCAGATATATTGCCTTGTTGTTTGGTTGAATTAGATAGAAGATTGCAACCATACAAGTCTCTTATTTGTAACACTGTACATGACTCAATCGTGGTTGATTGTCACCCTGATGAAGAGATACATGTTTTAGAAATTTTAAAAGTTTCTATGCTTGGTGTTGCGGCAGATCTAGAAAAAAGATATAAAATCAAATACTTAATGCCTGTAGAAATAGAAATAAAAAAAGGTAACAATTGGCTTGACACGCAAGTTGTTTATCCTGTAGAATAAATTTATCGCTAACTTTAAATAAGGAGAAGTTAAAATTACTAACTTAGCAGTTGTAGATGACCAACTAGATAAAATGGTCGAAGCGTTAGAGAGTGACGATGATCAAGCACTACTAGCGTTAACAGGTCAAGAAGCCAAACCATCTGAGAATGAGTTGGCTAAGTTGGCTATTAATTACGAGACAGAAACTGATGAAGGACACACACTTCGTAAGGGTGAGTGGAGAGTGTGGCACGACAATCGGTTTCTATATGCACCAGAGGTAAAGATTCGCATTTTTATTCGGTCTTTCATGTGGAGTCTTTTTGATGCAGATGAGGGTAAACCTGTTTGCAACTCGGTGCAGAAGTCAACACTCGAAGGTGACTTTATAGATACTTTGGGTGGTGACAGATGTGGTCGATTGAAGAAGGAAGAAATCGAGAAGTTATCCGATGACGATCCTAGATTGGTTACATCAAAAGCCGTACAATGCAACCAAGTGGTTTATGGTGTGTTGTCTGGCAAGATGAAAGAAGCTGATGGTACAGAGGTACAACTCGATAATTTACCTATCGTTAGTTATTTCAAAAAGTCTGGGTATATGCCCATGAACAACTTCATTAGAGGTTTACACGATAGAAAAAAGATTGTGCCTAGAGTTGAGGTAAATCTTAAAACTTCTAAAGCGAAGAAAGGATCAGTTACATTTTTTGTGCCTGTTCCAACTGAAGGAAAGTCTTTGACTGCTCTGTCCGATGAGGACAAAAAATTAATTAGGATGTTCAAAGACACCATCGATGCTGCTAATGCTAATGTATTAAAGAAGTATAACGAAGCTCTTAGAGGTTCTGTGTCTGAAGAAGATTCAGATCTCTCTAAAGACTTCGATGCTATTACTACTTAGTATACAGGAGTTTCTAGACAAAGCTGGTCAGGGAGAAGTTAAACTCCCTGATCATCTTATCGAAGAGTTTAAAGAATCCTGCGAACTCGCAATCCGAAAACAATTTAATAGAACTGAGGATGCTAAACTAAGGATGTCTGGCATAGGTAGACCTATATGCCAACAGATTCTTATGTTACAAAAATATCCTAAAGAAGGTTCGTACAATGATATAATGCGTTTCCTGTTTGGTGATTTGATTGAAGCAGTTGCTATGCTTGTAATTAAGGCCGCAGGGATAAAAGTTGTAGATGAACAAAAACCAAGTCGTATTGTTTTAGATAAAGAAAACATCAAAGGAACATTAGATGTTATTATTGAAGAAGACGGTGTGCAAAAGGTGTGGGATATAAAATCTGCATCACCATACTCTTTTGATTATAAATTTAAAAAAGGATACGACAAGATAAAAGAAGAAGATACGTTTGGTTACATAACACAAGGACATCTGTACGCTGAATCAAACAACATGCCATTTGGTGGTTGGATTGTAATAAACAAATCAACAGGAGAGTGGGCAGTTGTAGATGCACCAGATGATCTTGATGAACGTAAAAGAGTTATTAAAGAAGCTAACAAGATTGTGAAGACAGTCAAGAAAGCTGACTTTAAAAAAGTAAAATTAAAAGATGATTGGGAAACATACAGGCAAGACGGTGAGATACTACGAACAAAGAACAGGTTAATGCCGAAGATATGTTCGTTCTGTGAGTACAAAAAACATTGTTGGGAAAACGCACAGTATAAAACAAAGATCACATCGAAAGCAAAGATACCACCTCAGGTGTGGTACACACGATATGTTCAAAGGAAAATATAATGCCCCTTATATATACAGATGATTATGATCTTGAGTTTATAACTATGAATCCACATATAGCTTTTCTATATGTAGAGTCACATAAGGTATTGGGTGGTGGTCGTATGACTGCCGTGTTAAGAGGACACTTAAAAGGTATACCTATAACTTTACGAGAAAACTATACAGATGATGGTTACTTACGAGAAGAAACACAAGCAAGAGATAAACAATTGTTGATAAAACAATTTAAAGATATTCACGATAAACTATGGAATCAAACTGTTATATGTCTACCAATTTCGCCTTTCCAAAGAGAACTAGAGAGCTTAGAAAAATACTCCCCAGAAGTGGCAAAAGTCCTGTCAAGAAGAATGGAGTACATAAGGGAGACATTTTCGTAATGCCTGTATACAGATCACAATTTGAAAAGATTGTTGCCGTAAAGATGGCACAAGATGGTGGTGTATTTAAATACGAAACAATAAGGTTGCCTTACGTTCCAAAGGTTAGACATTACACACCAGACTTTTACATACCAGAGACAGATATATACATTGAAGCAAAAGGTAGGTTAACACGAGAAGATAGAACAAAGATGTTACTTATAAAACAACAACACCCAGAGTGTGATATTCGGTTTGTTTTTGCAAACGCAAAGAATAAACTTTACAAGAATAGTAAGACAACTTATTCTGATTGGTGTAACAAACATGGATTTGATTGGGCTGAAAAAACTGTGCCTAGAGAGTGGTTAAAAAATGAGTAAAGAAAAAGACATAGAAAAACTTACCCTGTTACCTGACAGATATTACATAATACTAACTAAGGTTGATGAAGAAACTTTTACATTAACTGCATATGATACAACAGGATCATATAAAGAAGGTGAGATGCCTTGTTCTGCTGCAATAGCACAAGAGGGGTTGTTAGAACTTATGGATATAGATTTATCGAGTGTATTAAAGATGGGTGCGTTAAGAATAAAGAACAGAGACTTTATACCACCAGAAGATAATGTAATTAAAGTAGACTTTGGAGTAAAGCAATGAAAAAAGATATGGTCAATCAACCACCACACTATAATCAAGATAAAGTAGAATGTATTGATGCTATTGAATCAGCAACAAACAGTGGCTTTGAATATTATTTACAGGGAGTAATAATTAAATATCTTT